TGTTTTTCTATATCCTAATGATGAACAAGTCCAAGTTATAGAAGCGTTAGAGAAAGGAAAAGATTTGATTGTATGTAAGCCAAGACAAATAGGGTCTACTACAATCGTTGCTGCTTATCTATTTTGGAAAGCATACACATCTTCTGAACCTATAACAGTTGCACTACTATCACATAAGATAGATTCAGTACGACACATACTACGGATATTTAAAACCTTCTATGATAATCTTCCTAACTTCTTACGCAGACCTCTTAAAGAAGATAGTGCATCAAAACTTGTCTTTCATAATGGCGCAACTATTCTGTGTGCATCAGCTTCATCAAAGGGCGGGCTTCGTTCCTTCACTTGTTCTTATCTTCTTCTGTCAGAGTTTGCTTTTAGTGAGAATGCTGATGAACTTAAAGCAACGGCAGTATCCGCAGTCAACAACGGACAAATGATTATTGAATCTACTTCTAACTATTGGGGTGACCCATTACATTTGGAAATAGAAACTGCAATCAGAGGAGAAGGAGATTATAACTATTTATTCTTTCCTTGGTGGGGCCATAAAGAATATGCTATTGAACCATCAGAGGATTTCACACCAACAGAAGATGAGATAGAGTTAGCATCCGAATATGACCTATCTCTTTATCAACTAGCTTGGCGTAGATTAATGATACAGAAGTTAGGAGATTACTCAAAGTTTAAAAGAGAATATCCTGCTTCATTAGAAGATGCATATGCACAATCGGGTGATGCTTATTTAACAGAGGATGACTTGTCCTATGTTGAAGAACTTGATGTTGATATGGATAGATGGAATCCTTTAACTGATGCAACACCTAATGATACTTATGCTATTGGAGTTGACGTAGGTTCTGGAACAGGCAAAGATTATTCCGTAGCATTTGTTCTATCCAAAACTACTGGTCAACCTGTTGGAATATTTAGATGTAATATGACAACACCTACAGATTTAGCACAAGAGTTATTCTCTATTTCCCAAGAATATAATGGGGCAAAGATATTAATCGAGAGTAACAATGTAGGTATTGTTGTCTTACAATGTTTAGAGGGAAGTAATCTTTGGAAATCAGAAGATGATAAATATTGGACAACAACACAAACAAATAAGCGAGTAATGTTTGAAGAGTTAAAAGAAGCTATACGTTCTGGAACTTTAAATCAAATAGATACTATAACATTAGGAGAGTTGCGCTCTATTAAACTGGATAACAAATATAACATCTCCCTAATCAGAGCCAACGGAGCACACGCAGATTCAGCCGTAGCATTAGCTCTTGCTTATCAATGCTTAAAATCTGTAAGGCTACCGACAAAACCATTCTTGCCTGATTGGGTTAAAGCAAAGAAAGCAGAAAGAATAGTAGCCAACGCCAACGCCTTAAACATTAGACGTTATTAGACAAAACCAACAACAATAGGAAGTACACTATATGTCAAGAACAGAAAAAGATACAGTTACTCTTGTCAGAGCAATCTACCAAAACCACAAAAACTATTGGAAGAACTCTGCTTCTCTTATGCGTAAGTTAAAGAATACTTATGAAACAAGAATGTTTGAGGATATAACCTTTGACCCTACCAATATTCGTGTAGAGATTGCTGATGGTTATGCTTTCATTGAAGGGTATATTGCTTCTCTCTTCTCCAAGTTTCCAGCAGTAGAAGTAGGTAAGGATTCAGTTCGTAAAGGAAACGATGCAGTAGTTAAAGCTCTTGCTAATCGTTGGCTCTATGACCAAAGACAAGTATTAGAGAATGCATCTCGACTTGCTCTCATCTATCCTAACTCTTTCTTCAAACTTGCACCCAAAGAATCGTCCATCATATTTGATAAGGTTTCTGTTAGACCTGTTCCACCTTGGGAAGTTATTGTAGATAATGACGCATCAAAGTGGTCTGAACAAAGATTTGTTGGTCATGTTTATTGGTGTCCTGTTTCTAAAGCAAAGGGAATATTTGGTGCAAAGAAATATCAAGCAGTAGTTAAGGCTGATTATTTTGAGCAGCAAGCCCATCCTTATAAGACAGCACAAGATGAAGATATTCCAGATGAATATAAATACATTGAAGTTGTAGAACTCTATGACCTTGTATATGATTGCTTATACTTCTGGTCACCTAACTATTCCAGCGGAGAGAAACTACTTGATGAAGTATCTCCTATTCCTGTCAGAAGTTATGATGATGTTCCACTTCCTCCCATTGTTCCTCTTTATTACTCACGCATCCCCGATTCTCCAATGGAAGGATATTCTTCTCTCTTCCGTATCTACGACCAAATCTTTGAAAAGAATATTGTTCGTTCTTTCTGGGCAAATGCTATTCGTAGAGACAGCAGACAATATCTTTATAAAGAAGGTAAGATTGACGAAGATGCACTTGCCAAGATTACTGCTGGTGTAGATGGTGCAATGATTCCTGTTGATACAGATTCTCTTGAAGGTCTTATCAAAGTTGTAGAAGTTCCACCACTCTCCACAAACTTTGACCGATACTTACTTGCGATTGAATCTGACTTACAGAGAGGTTCAGTATTAGCTCCCTTTACCAGAGGAGAAGCAACCAAAGCAACAGCCACAGAAGTAGCTGCACTTGCCAACTATACTGCATCAGAGATTGGTAAGATGGCAAGAGAACGTGACGAAGCTATTGAGATGATGTCACAGATTTATATTCGTATGTTGGTTGACCTTCTTAAATCAGAAGATGTAGAAGATACAGTTATTGCTGATGGAGAAGTATTCCGTGTTACCGCAGAGAAGTTGGAAGGTAAGTTTCGCTTTGCTGCTTCTGACCAATCTAATACTCCTGTTGCTTCTGTAATGAAACGTAACGAGCTTATCCAACTTCTTCCTGTTCTCCAAGGATTAGGTATTGACCCAGCAAAGATTAAAGAACAAATCATTCGTCAGTTTGATTTACCCAAGTCATTTGGAGAAGAGGTGCCAGCCGCTCCTGTTCCAGCCACACCAGCAGCATTAGAAGCTGCACCTATGCCAATGGGTGAGAACCCATCACAACTGCCAGCAGAAGCCCTTGCACAGCAACTATCGCAGTCCGTACCAACTATGTCTACCAGCGCAACACCAGAGAGGGTTTAACTAATGCCTATGTATGATTTTATTTGCTATACCTGTAAGAAACAAACAGATAGATTATGCAAGTTTGAAAACAAAGATGAACAAACCTGTAGGGATTGTGACTCTCCCCTTCGTCCATTAGTTTCTGCTCCAGCTAAAACCGCTGGTAAGTGGGGCGACCAAACTGGTAAGTGGGGAGTTAACGGTTGCTTTGATAGAGGACTTGGAGCTACTTACTATACATCTGCTGAAAGAGAAAGGATTGCAAAAAGCAAAGGTCTTGTTCCACTGGAAGATGTTGGTGGAGATTCTTTCATTGAGAAAAGAATGTCAGCAGAACTTAACATTAAAGCCGAACAGGACAAAATCCTACAATCATATAAGGACAAAGTTGCAGAGTATGGTGGTTCTATACAAGCAAAAGTAAGAGCAATAGAAGAAGTCCTGCCAGCCAAAGATTGTCTTGGCGAAACAGGTGCAGTTAAAACACTTTCAGCAAACACAAATACAGGAGAATAAACTATGGCAAAACCAATGATAGAAGTAAGTATAGAGGGCGGAGAAGAAGAATCCCTCAAAGGTATGGGAGATAAACTAAAAGGTGATATTGAAATGGCAAAAGGAGAAGAGGACGCAGGATATATGTCTCTTCTTGAAGGTGTTAATGTATCACCCAAAGCTTTAATAGGATTGACAAATGCTCTTAACAAAGTTCTTCCTCTCTTTGGATTACCACCAATAAAAGAAAAAGCACTTACACCAGAAGTAGTTCGTGCTCTTGCTATGATTGCACAGGCAGTAACTGATGCTGTTGGAATGGATGAAGTTCCAGCAGAACTTGAATATTCTCTTGATGAGATGAAAGGTGGAGATGGTTCGGTAATCGTTATTGCTGGAAAGCTTGACCGTCTATCCAAAGTACCAGCATTTAAAAAGTTCTTGAAGAGCAAACCAACAGAGATGGAAACACCATCTAACCAAGAGCCAATGGGTGACCAGATGGCATTAAGTAAAACCGCAGAACAATCACCAAATATAGAAGCACTTTTTGCTTCTCGTATGTAACAACAAAGGAAAAATAAAATGGAAAATACTACAGTAGAAACAGTCAATGACTCTACTTCTGCTGAAACCGCTGCCTCTAATGAAGCACCAGTTTCAGTTGAGGGAGATTATCAAATAACTCTTGAAGAGTTAATGTCAGCAGATTTTGGTGACGACCCTATCATGGGACAAACCCATAAAGGTTTGAAGCCATATAATGAAATCCTACAGAATATACCAGAGGAAGCAAGAAAGCTTGTTTCTAACTTACGAGCTATGTCCACACAGAAAACACAAGAAGTGGCAGAACAACGTAGAGCATTAGAAGTTGAAAGACAGAATCTAATCAAAGAGCGTGAGCTTCTTCTTAATGGTGGATTTCAGAAGCAGATAAATGAGTTAGCTTCCAGACCAATAGAGCACGATGCTTGGTCAGAAGAAGGTATGCAGCAACGTATTCAGCAAGAAGCTGCCAAGATGTTTCAGCAAATGCTTAATCCTTTACAGGTTGAGTTAGAGCAAGCAAAACGTGGAGCACAGTTAGAAGCATTTAAATCTGCAAATCCAGACCTATTAAGTTATAAAGATGATATTGCTAAACTTCTTATTTCAAGAGAAGACCTTAAACTTGAAGATGCTTATTATATTGTCAAGGGACAGAAGGCTGCTGAATATTCTACTAAAGAAAAAGAAGCTGCCAAAGCAAGAGTATCTGCTACTAACAAAACCTCTACTGGACAGAATGTAAATGGTGTTACTGTACCAAAGTTTAAGGATGCTTGGGAATCCTATCAATGGTTCAAGAATAATCCAGAAGCATCAGCAACAGTAAATAAGAATAGCAACAAGATTAGACGATAATACTTGACGTTCTCTTTATCTTATAGGACAGACAACTAAATGTCAAACCTCCTTACGGAATACTTTGTATTAGTTGTTACCCCTTATAAGATAACAACCCTCGGGACTATCAAGTAAGTATTAACAACTAAATGTATTTAAACTTTAAACTATCCATAAGGAGATAAGACAATGGCAATAACTAATGACCTCTTATCATCTACCCTATACTCAATCAGAGATGGTGAAGTAGATGAACTCTTCAAGAAAGTTCCTTTTCTTGATGACGCTAAAAAGCACGGTGGTATTGAATACGAAGATGGTGGCATCAAGATTCAGCGTCCACTATCCGTAGCAGAACACTCCACCATTTCTCAAATGGTAACTGGCTACGAGCCTGTTTCCCTCGCAGTAGCTGACGTTCTCAAGCCTGCTATTTATGACTGGTGTGACTTCGTTGCTCCAATCGTAATCAGCAAGAAAGAAGAACTTGAAAACTCTGGTGAGAAAGCTGTAGTTAAAATCGTAGAAGCTCGTATGCGTTCCGTAATGAGCCTTCTTCGTCGTGAACTTAACAAGCAAATCCTTGCTGGTACTTCTGCTTCTCTTACCACCATGAATACCCTCAACGGCTCAACTGCT